TCGTTGGTTCGAATCCAACCATCCCTGCCACACTTTACAAAAGAATATGACCCAGTAGCTCAGTCGGTAGAGCAACTGCCTTTTAAGCCGTGGGTCCGGGGTTCGAGTCCCCGCTGGGTCACCAAAACGCGAAGATACGAACACCTTTTTCGTGGTGAAAAACATCTTCGCTATAACAGTGAAAATCCCTGAGAGGTATTGAGCCTCCCAGGGATTTTTATTCGCTTGATTTGTTTGCTTGTTACTTGATTTTAACTTGCACGCAACTTGCAACTGCGTGTGACCATGTTATCAAAAACGCCCCATTTTGACAGCGTAGGCCCTGCAGCACCTCATATCGTTTCAAATTTGAGGGCATTTTTTGAATCGTCTTACTTGACTGTAACTTGCGCCCCGCTGCCGTGTAGCTCGTACACAGTTGTACACGGTTGTACACGGTTGTACACAGTCTGCAACACTTTCTCGCGCGCCCGCGTATAGGGTACGGAAATATAGGCGTGATAGGCGAAAACCCCCTATAATCTCTATATTTTACCCCTTTAATGAAAAATAATGTAACTTTGTCGCAAAAGCCTTAAAACCGTTGTGCCGCAACGAAAAGCCGCCGCTACAAAGGCTGTCGCAGAGTGTCGCAACCGTCGCAGAGTTTTGCGACAAAAACACCCGTGCGACAGGTGCTTGTCGCAACAAAAAAAAGCCCTACAGGCGTCAAACCTGTAGGGCTTTCTCACGTTCAGATGGCGGGGCTGTCGGTGTTGCCCCTCATGGCCTTTGCATAGTTGATCCCCTCGCCGGTGGCGCCGGTGTTCTCCTCCCGGGACTTTTTGACGATAGCCCCGAGGACGATGCTGCAGGCGGTGCCGATGGGGGTAAAGGCCACCGTCCAACAGGCCAGAGCGCCGGTGTACTGGTATTTGATACTCAGCACAGCCAGCACAAAGCCTCCAGCCAGTCCGGCGGCCAGCAGAGCCACGATGTAAAGGGCAAGGCGGTTGGTGCAGCCGATGCCTTTGAGGTGGGCCAGCAGGGCCTTCAGAGCGGCTTTCATCATGCCTTACCCATGAGCTGGGCGAAACGGAAAAGGACGGTGACGAACTGCTCACGGGTGAGCATATCCTGCCACATATAGTTAGGCTCACCGTTGATCTCGGTGCCGTTGCCGGCGATCAAACCGTTCTGGATGGCCCACTCCCGGGCCTCCTCGCTCCAGTTGCCCTTGTCGTTGTCCTGCAGCTCGGCACGGAGCAGCAGCCAAAACTCCTTGAACTGTTCAAAGCTCATCTCGGTTTCCTCCTTGTTCTCGTTGTCCAAAATGGCCTGTACCTCAGCACGGAGAGCGGACATACTCTTGCCATGCTTAGGCAGCCAGTGGCCCATGTCGCTATGGTTGGAGCCGTAGCCCGCACGGTAGGACTCCGCGTGGTCGCTGATCCCGGAGACCGGGTAGCCCAGCTTCACAACACAGTAGACATTCCATGCCACGAGCATTTTCCACATACGCTCAAAGTACCCGGCGTTTTTCTCCACGTCGTAGCCGATCATGGTGCCGCCGGCGTAGGTGTGGCCCGCGGGTTCGCAGACCTCCCACTGCACTTTGGTGTTGTTCCAACTGCCCTTTTTCCCGGAGCCACAGCCCCAGGGGCGGGCCTCAATGTCGAGGGCCAAAATGATACGGCCCTCTCCCTTGTGGAAGTCGCCCAGAATAGCGTTGACGCCCCACCCGGCATCCTCGTCATCCATGAGGCGGAAGAACACCTCAACGGAGGGCTGGGCGCAGCCGACGGAGTGGTTGACTGCGCCGGTGGGGTTGATGCTGCGCCCGGATCGGAACGCGCCGTTACGGGTGGCGGGTCTGACTTCCAGGTGGCTTTCCACATAGGCGATGCACTCTGCAACTGTCCTCATGGTCACACCCCCTCGATGTACTCCCGGCCCCAGTAAGGCTCACCGTCTGCCGGGGTCTTAAAGACGGCGTACCATGCCCTGCCTCCCTCTTTACGGAAGGCAGGGTTTACGGTTTTGGCGCAGAAGCCGAAACCGTCATCCTCCGGGTTCGCAGCGCGGCACAGGCGCTTGTCGCACTCGGTATTCTTGGCGGGATCGCACTCGTAAAATACGACCTTTTCGCCGGTGGCCTCGTCAACGAGGTAGTTGCCGCGGTGTACGATGTTCATTACTGGCCCTCCTCAACAGGGCCGTTGACCAGCGCAGCCACAGCCGCATTTTTCTCCAGCATCTCACGCATTTCGACCAGGGCGTCGTCCACCATTTCGGAAAACTGCTCAAAGGGGATGAACTTTGCGATCCACGAGAAGCGCTGCACAAACAGGTCGTAGACGCTACGCAGTTTCAGCTTGCCGGTGCCGCCGCCCAGTTCCTTCTCGGCCTGAGTCACGGCCCACAGCAGCCACTCACGCACCTTGGCAAGCTGCTCATCGGTGGGCATGGTGAGCCAGCGGTAAATGACGACGGTGAAACAGCCCGCTACGGCGAGCAGTGCGACGATGATGTACCAGTTGTTGATGATAAACTCCATAACCCTTACTCCTTTTCAAAGTCGTTTTTCTGCTGCCGCTCGTCATACACCCTGCCAATGTTGGCGATGGCGTGGACGGCTCGGTTGTTGGAGTAGTCCTCATGCAAGCGGCAGTAGGTTTCGTATTTGTCGATGACCAGGAAGATTTCGATAAAGTCCTCTCTGGTGTGGTGGATGCCCCGGATCAATTCAAGGTTGAAGTGGAGGATGGAGGCCCGCCACCCGTCAGCCTCTCTTTCGTCGTCGGCTTTGATATGCTCGTCCAGCTTGCGCTCGTTGTTCCGCTGGGCGGCCTTAACCTCTTCCAGCGAGACCAGCACATCCCGATTCAGGGCCTTGCCGATGGTACTTGCCAACCACGACCAGGGGTCGATCTTGATGGGCGCAATCTGAATGACGGTGGCAAGGGCGCCGAGGCCCAGGGCAATCCATGCGGCCAGCTCCGCCACCGTCATAGTAGAAAAATCCATGTTGTCCTCCTCTCAGCGGATGCGCCGCTCTGACTCTCGGAGCGTGGCAAAAGCCTCGTCGGACAGATCGGCGTTGACGGGGTACAAATCTTCGTGGGCGTAATTGACCTCGCCCCTGCGGATTTGGGAGACACGCTGGCGCAGCTTTTCGTCGGCGTACTCCTGATCGCCGCTCTCCATGTCCTCTTTGTAATCCGCAATGACTTCCTCGATGGTCTCATCCAGCTCGTCAAACCGCTTGGGGCCGAACTGGAAACGGCGGTTGAGTGCTTCGGTGATGATCCACTTCATGCGCTGCGCCTGACGGTCAGCGAGGACGCGCTGGGTCTCCTCCTTGGCTGTGTCCTTGACCTCTTCGACAAGCTGGTCTTTCAGGGCCAGCATATCGGCCAGGGAGTAACCGGGCAGCTTTGCCATGCCACCGCCCTTGTGGTGCTTATGCTTTTTCTTCGACTTTGCCATTGGGGGTGTCCTCCTTTTTCTGGGCGAAGGGAGGTGCTGCGGGCTTCCTCTGTGTAGCCCTCTTTCCCTCCGCATTGCCAACGGGCGCGGGAACTGCGGCTCTCTGGCCGCCATGTGTCCGCTCGATGCCCTCAAACCACTTACACGCCCAGTTGAACTCCTCCTTGCTCAGATCGGGGAACAGGGTGGGCGTAATATACAGCTCAGAATAGATACTCTCCCAGGGCAGATACCCGGACAGGCGGGAGTAGCCGCCGGTGCGGATAATCATGTCAGGATCAGGCGCGTTGATGTGGGATGCGTACAGGCGGGCGCTGATATTCTCCTCGGTGATCTCCACACCGTCAGCGACGCAGCGGTTGGCCGCCTTGACGATCTCATCCCTGCCGCCGTAGTAGGTCTGGAACATGACCACCAGCTTTTCACAGGCCGCGGTCTCCCGCTCTGCGTTCTCATACAGGGCGAGGTCGTCCGGGTTCTGCAAAGCACGGTCGCCGCACAGCACGAGCCGGACGCCCTTCTCTTTGGCCTTTTCCAGACCTTCCCCGGTACACAGCTCCCGGGCCATGCGCTGAATGTGTTCCAGCTCCGCCTTGTCCCGCTTCAGGTTGTCGAGGGATAGGACATAAAAGGACAGATAAGGGATGCCGCGCTCCAGTGCGTACTCGCAGATGTCCTGAAACTTTTTGCGGCCCTCAGTGTGGCCCTCCTGTCTGGGAAGGCCGCGCTGAGTTGCCCAGCGTCCGTTGCCGTCGGTGATGACGGCAATGTGCTTCAGAATGTTACTCATTGTCGTCATCCTCCTCGATGGTGGCGAAGGGGGACTT